GACCCCGCCAACACCGACTACGCCGCCTATCTGGAGTGGGTCGCTGCCGGCAATATGCCCGAGCCTCCGCCCGTGGTTGAACCTCCCCTGGCCCTGACCACTGAGCAGAAGCTCGAGGCCGCTGGGCTGACTGTGGCGGAACTCAAAGAGCTGTTCGGGTTGAGCTGATGGCAGTCAAAGCAAAGACCGGATCACTTGGCCGGGTATCCCACAAACAAGGGCCACCCAAGTTGACCAGGCAGGGCCAAGGGAAACGATCCAAGCCCAACCATGGGCGGAAGAAAACAAGAGGACAGGGGAGCTGATGGCTCCCTTTTTTCTTGGTCGGTAGGCTGGCCGGGTAGAAGCCGACGGGTCCATGGTTGAAGTCCTTGCTGCCGTCGTCGGTGCAGCCATCACCGTTGGCGCGATGGGTGTTGGCAGCCTGGGTGGTCGATCAAGGGAAGGCAGGGATGCCGTGATTCGATTGGCCGCCAGCGTCGATAACGTGGCTAGCCGCCTGGAGCAGCTGCACGTCGACATCAAGGCAGACCGCAAGGAGACATTTGGCAGGCTGAACAGCTTGGAGCAGCGGGTCAGCAAGATCGAGGTGCGTACCGACGGCCAGTCTTGACGACAGCTGGCAGGCTGGTGTTGTCCATCTCCTTGAGTGCAATGGATCGGGTTGCTGACTATGTCGCCTTGGCCGTGGCCATTCACGGGGCCGCTGTGGTCTGGGTGAACATGACCCCTACGCCGAAGGACAACCAACAGCTGGACAAGTACAGCCGCCTTATCGTGAGGCTCTACCGGGTCGTCGAGATCCTGGCAGGCGTCATTTCAAAGAGGGCCAAGCAATGAAAGGCAAGGGTGAGAAGAAGGTTGGCAAGGTGCTGCGCGAGTACAAGAAGGGCGAACTTCATAGCGGCAAGGGCGGCCCTGTCGTAAAGAATCCTCGGCAGGCATTGGCCATTGCATTGAGCGAGGCAGGCATGTCTCGCAAGCGGAGGGGCTGAGGTGTGTAGCCCAACGATGATGAACGCGGGTGGCGTCGGCGCTGGCCTTGGCAAGGGCATGACCAATGCCATGGATGCCATGCGTGACGCCAAGCAGGACATCCAAGCGGGCGTTCCTGTGAGCAGGGACACCCGCATCAATGCGATGTACCAGGACCTGGGGGTCAAGCCACCTTCATAGAGGGATCGACGTCTGGGTCCCACAGGCGGATGTCGCCAGAGGCGAAGTCGTAATCGCCATGACGGAGGATGCGAGCCAGGCGTGCGTTGAGCAGTGCGTCTTGGTAGGCGCGTCCTCCTTTTTTGTAGGCAGCAGTGACCTTGTCCCAGAGTTCAGGGAGGGTTGTAGCGTCAGCCAAGGCCTTGGCAGCAGTGACGGGTCCAAACCCCTTCAGCCCCTGGTAGTTATCGGTGGCATCACCGGTCAGGGCCTGCTGCATCCAGGTCCGGTTGGCATCAGCGAGGTGGATGGTCACCACCTCGTCGCCAGCCAGTAGTTGGCAAGGAAGGGTGCGCATGTCCTTGTCGATGCTGACGATGATCGGGTCGTGGTAGTAGCCACCGGTGGCCAGCACACCCATGACGTCGTCAGCTTCCAGGCCAATGCAGGTGCGAGTGGCATAGGACTGCTCGACCCAAAGGCGGATGTCACGGAGGCCAAGGGGCTTGCGCTTGCCGATGCGGTTGGCCTTGTACTCCTTGTGGATCTCATGCCGGAAGGTGGGGTAGTCCGACAGGCACATCACCACTTCCTTATGACCGGTGAGGTCACGCCAGTAGGACAGACGGGAGGAGATGTAGTCCTTGACGTCAGCCTGCTCGAGGTGAAGGGTGTTGATCCATTCATCCCAACGGATGTCGGTCTCACAGGCAGCACAGGCTGAGTAGATCAGCCAGTCAGCGTCGATCAGAAGGGTCATGTCAGACGGTCCAGTTCAGGGCGGTGGAGATGGCAGGGAACTTGGCAACAAAGATTGCCTTGCATGACTCGGCAACCTGCCTGTGCTCCAACTGCGTCTCAGCTGAGCAACGGATCTCGAGGTAGTGGATCCAGGAGCGCAGGGTCCCGTGCATGTACATGGTGGTGGGGGTGCAGAGGGGCAGGATGCGACGTGCCGTCTCCTTTGCCATGCCATTGCGGAGCAGCTCGTCGTACAGGCGCCAGCTGTCAGCGATGACAGAGGCAGTGCGCTCCGACCAGTACTGCTGACTGACGTCGTCGACAGCGTCCAGGCTGTTCTGCCTGTTGGTTGGATCTTGGAAGCGTTGGAGTGGGCACTCGGCGATCACGGTCGCTGCGTACCTGGTGCTGAACTCTTGGAAGGAGAACGACCGGTGTCGGATGATCTGGGCTGAGATGTCCCGTTCGGTTTCGATCTTGAGGCACAGGCCTGCCATCTCAAATGGAGACCAATGCTTGTGCTTGATGAGATATGAGATGAGTCGTGGCGCAGTGGCCGGCTTGCCTTGGTTGGCTGGGTTGCTGACCCGTGCCATGTCAACGATCAAGCCTTCAGCGTCTGGCGTGCAGTGAACGAAGGAGACGGTCATGGTTGGAAGGTGATGTTCTTGTAGTTCTTATGGAGGTTGAGGCCTGACACGTTGGTCGTGGCGTCCTTGGTGTGGATGACGGCGTGGTTGGGGATGGGTAGTTCCACCGTGTACCAGCCGTAGTCGCAGACCCTGCACTTTCGTCGCCGGACTATGGACTCGCCGGATGTCATGCGTGTGAAGACGACGCGCATCAAGGCGCTGTCACAGTTTGGGCAGTTCATGGGTGGTGGGTTAGGAACCGAAGTAGTGGGACATGGGGATGACCAGTCGACCTGTCTCCTGGTCGTAGAGCAGCTTGTCGCAGGGTCCGGTCTGCCCTGAGAAGCGGTTCTTCAGGACCCGCAGCTGCAGCTCGTTGCGTTCAGCGATGTCACCCTGCTGGTTGCGTTCAGCACCAATGCAAAGGTCGCTGAGCTGGGCGATGGCGTGGCTGCCACGCAGCTGGGAGAGGGATGTCTGGGCCCCTTCCTCATGGCCGCGGCCTTCTGGTCGCTTGAGATGGGACACCAGGATCAGGCCGATGCCGGTCTGTTCGACGACTTGGCGGAGCTTGGTGCAGGTGACGTCTATGGCACGTCTCTCATCGAGATCAGTGAGACCGCTGATGACAATGGTGAGGTGATCAAGCACGACGACGTCGGCCTGTTCTGCATCAGCCAGGTACCTGATCTTGTTGATCAGGTGGTCGGGATCCATGGAGCCGAAGTGGTCGTACAGAAAGCAGCGACCAGAACCGAACACCCGATCAAAGCCATCACGCAGTTCGTCCTCGGTGACGAGGCCTGGGTCCAGGTGGATGGGCTTGCCGAGTTCAATGCCGACGATGCCCTGCATGGTGCGTTTGATGCTCTCCTCCAGGGCGATGTAGCCGACGCGCAGTCCCTGCCTGAGGAAGTGGTGAGCCACCTCACGGCAGACGGACGACTTGCCCACGCCACTGCCTGCGCAGATGGTGGTCATCTCTCCCTTCCTGAAGCCACGGGTCATGGCGTTCAGTTGTGGCCAGGGGTATTGGCAGACAGCTGTCGCACCTGGCTTGACCAGTTCATCCCATAGCTCGCCGGCATTGACGATGCCGTCAGGCCTGGATGGCGTGGCCTTCCAGAGCAGGTCACGCAGCTGGTCGCCTTCACCTGCCACCAGCATTTCGTTGGCGTCCTTGCGTGGCAGCCGGCAGATGGCCACTTTGCCCAGGGGCAGGACGGTCAACGCTTCAGCAGCTGCCTTTTCCCCGGGCTCGTCGCTGTCAAAGCAGAGCACGATGCGCTGAAACTGCGACAGCCATGGTGCGTTGGCAGCCAGGTATTTCTTGGCTGACTGCGCACCATTGGGGAGGGACACCACGGGATAGCGGTTGCCTTGCACCTGGCTGACCGACAGGGCGTCGATCTCACCCTCGGTGACAACGACAAAGGCTCCACCGCTGGCACCGATCCCCTGCCTCCAGAGGTGTTGACCCCATAGCTGCATGTTGCTGGTGTCACCTAGCCAGCGGAACCGCTTGTCTGCACTGCGGACATGCTGGGCAACCACCTTGCCGTGTTGGTCCCGGTAGGCAGCGACCTGGACAGGCTGTCCGTTGTGACTGGAGTAGCCGTAGCCGAACAGCTTGCAGGTTTCTTCGAGGATGCCCCGCTTGTCCAATGGCTTGACGGTGATGAAGTCAAGCAATGGTGTGGTGGGTGGTGGCATTGGTTCGATGGGTCGTAGCTTCTCCCCCTTGGGTGGTTGTTCTTGGTAGCCACAGCCAAAGCAGGTGGCGTGGCCGTCGTCGTATCTGGCCAGGTTGTTCTTGCTGTTGCACTGAGGGCAGGCCTCATGCTTCAGGAACTTGGACGGCATTGGCGTACCAGGTGGTGGGTATGTGGCCTTCGCACCAGAGAAAGCCGTGGCGCTCTGCCCACTGCCAGTAGGCCAGGGCACCAGGTCGACGAGAAAGCTTGGCGTCAGCCCGCATGAAGCAGAGCCTGATGTCCTTGTCAGGGTGGGCTGCCTTGACGGCAACCATCTTGCGCCTGTCTTCAGGCGTCAGCAGGCCCTTGGTCTCCACCATCACCCCATTGGGCAGGATGAAGTCAGGGGTGTAGCTGGCGTGGATGACGTAGGGCAGGGCCTGGGTTTCGTAGTCGTAGTCCAGGCCCCGCAGGGTGAGGCCAGCTGCGACGCCAGCCTCAAACTTGGAGCGGAACTCAGAAGTCCGAGTCGATCTCCGGGATGCTGCCCGTGCTGTCGAACGGCGTGGCTTCAGTGGAACTGGTCCAGCCGTCGCTCTCCTCGAACCCGAAGCTCTCGGCATTGCCACCACCCTCTACCAGGCTGATGATCTGGACAGCCCTGAGCCTGAGGGTAATGCCGGCACCCAGTGCCGCTTGATAGAAGGGGCAGGCTTCAAAGGACACGCGGCCGACGGTGCCACCCCACATCCCACGCAGGGTTTCACGGTCACGGACAGGCTGACCCTTGGCATCAAAGAGAGCAGGGGCTGCAGTCCATGCACGACCCTCGCGGTCAATGCCCTTGGCTTTCATTTTGGGTTTCACCAGGAAGCAAGGCTTGCCGTCCACTTCCTCGAACCCGAAGGGTGGTTGCACCAGCTTCCAGTCCTTCTTGCCTGGATCTTGCGCCTTGAGCGATGCCTTGTGCCGGTTGAGCAGATCATCAAGGGCATCGGAGATGGCGGCCGCATCAGCTGCATCGATGGCAGCTGTCACCTTGTAGACACCCTCAGGGTTGAACTTGGTTTCAGGTTCGATCAGCTTCGGATACTGGAAGCGAGCGACAGGCGTGGTCAGTTTGATCTTGTCGACAAAGGTGTAGTTCATGTTCAGGTGATGAAGTACGTCGCGTGACGGACGGTGTTGATGTCAAACCCACCAAGGGCGGGCAGTTTGGGTAGCGCCTGGCGCAGGTCCTCTGGGATCTGGGCCAGGAGATCCGAGGCTATGGCAGTGAGCCAGTCCTCGGAGTACATGGAGGCAAAGGCGTTGCGAACTGAATCGCGTACCTGCCCCATCTCAGCGGGCGTCGTGGCAAAGCAGTCGTGGATCCCGCCAAGATTGGTGACGCCATTGGCAAAGGCGTCGATGGTCGACAGCGCCATGTGGCTGGCATCCATGGAGTGGATGACGTTGGGGCTGAGCCCATTGCCCATGCGCATGGGGCTCAAGCCACTGGGTTGGTGGTTGGACCTGAAGGTCATCCGCACCGGCGACAGGTGATGCAGCACGATCTGCACCCCCCGCATGTCGACATAGGACTGGTTGACCAGCAGCCCTGATGGCGACGTCCACTGAAGGGAGATGTCGTGTTCGCCAGCCAGCTTGCCCAGTCTTTTGAACCAGTGCATTGCGTGCTTGGCGGGGCCAATGATCTTGGCTGTCTCCCTGCTCAGGATGGTGGTCATGTAGTGCATGGCGGCAATGGCGCCACGCTTGAAGCACCACCCGTCGGTGCCATTCAACTCAAGGGTCCGCTCGAAGGCCCACCGTTGGCAGTGCTGGAAGATCGCCTGCCTGGTGGCTGAGTAGGGCGTGGTCATGACGACCGCCTTGGTCAGTGACCGGTCAGGCTGCAACTCCAGCCATGACCTGGCATGTAGCTGCTCGGCCTTGTCACCGTTGACTGCATCGCCACGCACCCGCTCGAGCACAGCCATCAAGACACGGGAGTAGATGTCCTGCGGCTTGTCGCTTGGCATCAGGTTGACCAGCTCAGCCATGTGCTCGTTGCGGAGCAGGGCTGAGTAGTGCTGGATGCCAGAGCAGGTGCAGTCCAGGACGACAGGCAGCTGACACACGAAGTGGTGTCGATGCGTGACGTACTGATAGGCGGCACGACAGAAGGCAAGGAACTGCCAGGTGTCGTCGGCCTTGGTCCAGAACTCAGTGTTCTGCCAAGGGTCCATGCCTGATCGGCAGATGGCTTCCTTGTTCTGGTGTGCCCAGGCAAGGCGTGCCGACCAGCTCAGCTTGCTGTGTCCATAGAGGTTGGCGCCATGCACCCACAACCATTCGGCTTGGCGTTCATCGGTGATCGGCCTGCCCTTACTGAACTGCAATAACGACCGACCGATGTCATTGGCCTGTGGGTTGAGGAACGGGGGTCGGTAGTAATACCTACCCCTGAAATCCAGCTGCATGGGGAAGTACAGCTCGGGCTCGTCGACCAGGCGCCGTGCAATCCATAGCTGCTTGGCTGTGGCGATGCGTCGGTTCTTGGTCTTGTCGTTCTTCTCGTGGATCTGGCGGGCGTTGAACTTCCATTGGGTCACATCAGGGTGATCCTCTGGCAGGTGCTTGGGGTAGGGCGGAACAGTCCACCCTTCACGGGGCATGAGGTTGCCGATGGCAATGCTCTTGTCCCATGCGTGCTCCACCTGCTGCAGCATCCAGCTGTTGACCTGCCATGCCACCCCCTGCTGGAGGTTGGCGGCTTGGATGAAGGGCTCGTCGCCCTTGCAGTGCTGCGCTACCAGCTCTGCTCCATCCTTCAGCAGCCAGTTGTTGGGGATGTCAGTCAGGTACCCACCCTCGAGCGGTGACGACCACGGCCTGGGTGGCACCACCATCGGCAGCGAGAAAGGGCACAGCAACATGCCCGTCTCATGCACCTTGCTGACAAAAGCAAGGCACTCAGGCGTGGCACGCACCATAAAAGGGGTGCGCAAGCCAACCCTTTCCTTTCTCACCACGACCAGGCCTGTCTCCTTGGCGATCAAGCAGACCAGGAACGCACCTGTTGCAGCACGTTCCTTGGCTGACCACACCTCGGTACCGCGCATCCGGTGGATGTCACGCACCTTGTGGCTGAAGCGACCGCGCACACGCTTGTGGTTCTGCCGTTCCCATCGGCTGGCCCTGGCCAGCATCGTCTCAACCCACAGCTTCTCGGCCACCTCATGCGCAAGGGCAGAGAGGCGACACGTCGAACTGATCTGGTCGACGACCACGCGCAGGGCACAGGCAGCAATCTTGTGCGGCGCCATCTGCGTCAAGGGATTCAGGCCTGCATAGGTGATGCCTGCCTTGCCTGCCTTGATTTGATTGCGATGATGCCTGATTGCTTGGGTCAAGCGTTCAACGCCAAGCTGCACAAGTGCATCGCCGTAGTCAGATAAGGATTCCATGCGCAATAACTTGCGCCTGTTACCCATGAGCTGACGACGGTCGGCGCCAAGTTGGAACATCTCACGTTCCAGCTCAATCTGATCCTGCTCAGACCGCACGTTTCCAACCAGCGTTCCAGCCAAGGCGAATCAATGCAGTAGCTGGCTCGCTGAACTTATCGGGGAACGACGCGGTCCACTTCTCGAACGCAGCATCACGAGTGATGTCGGGATCGGGCAGTGCTGGCGGGCTTTCTGGCAGGTAGGTCCAGTGCGTTACGCCATCGATGTATGGCTTCTGCCAGTAGCCAGAGAACCAGCCATGGCCTGGCTTGAAGTACAACACATAGCCCTTGTCGTCACTGTCTTCCTTGGTCGGAGGTGTGACCTTCAGGTTGTAAACGTTTTCGGTTGGGTCAAATGATCGGGGCATTTCGTTTTCCAATAACGGTGATTGATGTTGCAGATGGGTGACGATTGCGTGCAAACTTGCGGGCTTGCCCGTGGTTCATCGCCCTGATCCATTCCTTCATCGGCTTGGCAGATGCAAAGTAAACATGCACCTCCCATAGCCCGGCTGCTTCCTTGCTCGTGCGACTGACGCCTTCGCCCAGGTTGGGTGCCTGGCCTTCGGCCCAGTACAAGGCGAACCGATGGTCGGTTCCCCTATTCACCAGCCCCGCTCCTGATACTTCTGATGCAGCCCGGTGTAGGTGCCCTTCAACGGGTGCCCATTGGGCAGGTGCTTACGGCCATCAAGGAAGTACAGCCGCTCGAGACGGGCCATGCGTGCCTCGTCCTGCTCTCTCCACTCAGGTTGGTAGGTCATGGTTGGGTGTCACGGATCAGTCGGTCAGCCACCTCGTTGATGGCCAGGTAGCAGATGCGAGCCTGCCCCTTGTCAGGGGCCCAGGTCCTCACCTCTTGGGAGATCACCTCGAACACAGCTGCCATGCGACAGCGGTCGTCGATCAGTGCTTGCTTGTCCTGCCAGTAGGCAGCCATGCACCGACCGACCAGGTCATCCCCGTACTTCAGCAGGACCGCAGAGGACACCGCACCTGGCGTAACCGACGACGTCGACATAGGAATCAAGGTGATCAGGGGTGTGCTGTAACCGAACCAGCTTGAGCGCAATCATCATGTGCGCCACCTGTTGAGCGGTGATGTCCGCTCCCGTGATGGCTGACCACATCAAGGCAATGCGATCAAAGCTGATCCGCGGGTCGCCGTAGTCGGCAGCCCTGTCATGCGTGATCGACTCGGCACGCTGGTCGAACTCTTGAATCCTGCTCATGCTGCTCCCTTGGGTTGCTTGTTGTTGATGAATCTTGCGGCTTGTTCCCTGTCCCTCTTGCCTCGGTCGGTCAAGATGTACCCCCCGTGAAACGGGCGGATCAGCGACGCATGGTTCAGCACCTTGAGTTGCTCGACGACGGCGTCGGCAAACCAGGTTTTGTCTCTGGTCAGGAAGCTGGTGCGACACAGCTCCATCAGTTGGTCGCGATTCAGCGGACTAGGCGTCGCCTCATGCAAGGCAGTGAGCAGGTCACTGCGCAGTTGCGCCATTGCGTGCGTGTCACTCATCGGGCAGCGCCTCCAGCTCGGCGGCAATGGTGAGGAGTTTCTGACGGATCTCCACCATCTTTGTCAGCGGCAGCGCTTGATTTCTGTCGTGGAACTCTTCTTCAAGGGCGGGCGGCACCACCTGATCTGCAGCAGTGTGGAGGGCGGCGGCGATCATTTCTTCGTGGCTCACCTCACGGTTGAGCAAGTCAGCAAGGGTGAAGTAGGCATCCAGCACCGCCTGCGCGGCAGGGGAGAGGTCAGTCATCGAGCCGCCCCCCATCAACAAGGGCATCGCACCACTCCTTAAAAGGCGCTTCGATCTGGGCCATGGCCTTGTTGTCGATGGTTTCTGGCTTGAGGATCATGCCGATCGCGAGGCCAAGGGCGTTGCCGAGGCGATCCTCAAGGGTGTTCAGTGGCGCGAACTTGTAGTCAGTCATCTTCATCAGGCAGAATTTCAAGAAGGGACGTGATGCAGTGGCCAGTGGTGTTCTCAGCGCCGAGGCAATAGCGCTCGGCTTCGCGCAGTGCCATGCGCAGCCGCTCAACCACCGGCCACGGGTCGCGTAGCTCGGTGGAGAAGTCTTCGAATGGTGCGGGGTGGAAGTCGGTCATCGCCCGGCCTCCTGCGTCAGCATCCAGGCAGCGTCACCGCCGGTGTTTTCGTCCAACCACGCCGCCACCTCGCGGATCGCGGCGCGGGCTTCGTCGTCGCCGTGGGGGAACTCCACATCGTGGATCGCGTCCTGCACTCGCTCCACCAGCGAACTCCCAATTTGGCCTGGGTTAGGAGTTGGCTTGCAGTTGGCCTCCAGCTGCTCCACCCTGGCGCGGAGTTCGAGGATTGCTTCTGGCCAACGTGATGCGTCTGTCGCCCATTGCTCTGGCGTGGTCATCACACCACCTCCACGGCAGCACCAGGCCAGCGGGCCTCGGCGTAGCGGATGGCGGCGCGCTTCGTCTCGGCCTTCGTGATCCATGTCATCGGGCGGGCGCCCTTGGGGTACACGATCAGCCGATACTCGCGGGTGCGCGCCTTGGGCAACGGCCGGCTGATGCCGTCGCCGTGCTGGCTCTGGGTCTGCTCCTCGGCCCATTGCCAGGGCAGCATCGCTCCGGTGGTCTCACGCATCGGTTTCCTCGGTGTTGATCCATTCATCCCAACTGATGTCGGTCTCACAGGCAGCACAGGCTGAGTAGATCAGCCAGTCAGCGTCGATCAGCTTGGCCTCGGTCAGGCTGGAGGCGGTGACGCACTCCAGCACGTTGGCGGACTTGATCTGAAAGTAGAAGCGGCGGGTGGTCATTCGGGCAGGGCCTCTAGGGCGCGGCGGATGATGTGCATGTCTTGAAAAGTTGGCAACTGATCCATACGATCCAGCGCTTCCAACGCCTGCTCCTTCAAGCTCGGCGGCTTGGGGCGGCGGGCGGCGCGGAGCCAATCGCTTATATCGCTTCCAGGAAATCCAGTTGCATGGCGGATCCTGTCGTACCTGTCATACAGCATTTTGCAGCACGCTTCCAGCTCATGGTCGGCGCCGTACTGGGCGGCGCGGGTGGCGATGTGCTGCCAGTGGTCTGCAACCGCTTGGTGGACGGGTTGTATCTGCGCCCACTCCTGCACCAGCTCCGGCGGTGGGGTGATGGGGTGGTCAGTCACTTGTCCAGCTCCT